CTTTACCTCATCGTATGAGAAGTTGACGAGCACGTTGACCTGGGCGAGACCGTTGACGACGCCCATCTCGCGAACTTGAGCCTTGGTGAACCAGATGCCGCTCGGGGTAGTCTTTCCCTCATATGCGTCAAGGGCGACTTTAACGAGCGGATCGAGGACACGCAACCCGTCGCCTGGAGGAGCGAATAGGTTGAGATACAACGTCCCGATCCGGGTGTAACGCCCTTTCCCGTTCCCTCGGGAAATACTTGACTCACCACCGTTGGTGTGCCGCACGGTGGCACGAGCCCAAGGGTCAGGCCCGTTGGGCTTCTTGGCCTTGGCGTCGTCGTAGACGAGCTCGCACCGGCCCTCGAAGGCCGTCTTGGCCAGGGCGTACATCTCGTCACGCGCGTTCTCGACTGTGCTCGTCATTTGCAGGTTCCCAGCACCCAGAGGAGCATCGTGTCAGCGGGCTTGATCATGACGATCATCTTGATCGTCTCAGTCACGCCCTCGACCACCGCCTCGTCAAAGTCACTGAGGTCAGTCGTACCGGGCTCAAGGATGTAGAAGGTCTCCACCTCGTCGGGGATGTCGGCCTTATTGATCAGCTTGCCGAGGTCACCGAGCTGGCCCTGGGTGCCCAAGCGGAGCGCGCGGCAGGTCGCCGTGCCTCCCAGCGGCGAGCGCGGGTCCTCGGGGCCTCGCCAGGGCTTTGCCGGGTCGGCCGGAGCGGTGGCCAGCTTGTTGACCACGATGCTGGTGCCGAACTTGGCGATCAGCATCGTGGCAACAGCAGCCATCTTGACATAGAAATCAGCCACGGATCACCACTCCACCCGGCCGGAGCAGGGGCTTCAGCAGCAGGTCGGCCTCGGGATAAGGCTGGGTGACGCTGATGCCACCGGTGTTGTAGTAGACGTATGACGTCTGGATCGGACCAACGTTCTCAGTCTTTGACTGCAGCTGCACTCCCGTCTCATCCACGACCGGATCGCTGAGCAGCTTGCCGTTGAGCAGCGCGCGAAGCGCGTACTCGGCGCAAGCCTTCTTCAGCGTCCGGGGGATAGCGACGGGCTTCTCCGGAGGCGCAGGATAGACAACGTTGGAATTCGGGATGTAGACAACATCCAGGTAATAGGACGGGTCGCCGATGAACGGCACCGACATGGTGCGTGGAAACTCCAGCGCCTGATCGGTGGCCTCGTTGGGCGGATTGGTGCGGAAGGCCGGGTAGCCCAGGAAGCGGTTGCTGTTGACCTTGTCGATGTAGTCGGTGGCCTTGACGATGGCCACCTGCTTCTGATCGCTGGACGCAGCTGCCCAATCCGTGTTGCCACGGTCGGTGAAATAGCTGTCTGCGAAGGCCACGTCGATGTAGGCGTTGGCTTCCGGGAGACCGTTGCCGTCTTCAACCGTGAATGCCATGGCTCAACCCTTCTGCGGAAATGCTTTGCCTTCCTGGCGCTGAAGGCGATGCACGCGGTTGCGGTGGAGCACCGCGCGCATCTTGGCTTTTTGCTGCTTGGTACCAGCCGACGTCGAGCCCCAGCGCGGCTTCTTCGTGTTGGAGCTCGACATGGTGTTACCCTCGTGCAGTGAAGTTGGGACGGGTCAGACCGAAGCCGCCCTTCCGTGCCATCGCGGCGTCGATCGGCGCCTTGCCCTGGAGCAGCTTGGCGGTGATGCCAACCTGCCGGAGCTCCTGTGCCATTTCGGCCTTGGCGGCACGTTCGAGCTTGCCACGCTCGAGAACCGCGCGGATGCCCGCCATGTTCTCCTTCTCGTGGCTGCGCTGCCTCATCTTGAGGATGAGCAGCACGTCGAGGCGCTTCTGCGCTGCGTCGAGCTGGCTCTCCACCGCTGCCTTGGCGGCTTGGTGGGAGGTGACCTGCTCCTGCAGCTCCGCAATCGCGGCCTCCAGCTCGGCCTGCTCCGCTGCTTCCTGCTCCACGCTGGGCTTGGGGGCGAGAGGAGCAGTGAGCACCGGGTCAGTGACCGCCAGCGGCTTGGGCGTCTGGAGCTGCTCTTCCGGCTTGGCCGGGTCGGGCATCTCCACGCTCGGGTTGGCGCGGGTGAACTGAGGCGCGGCGGCAGTGACGGCCGAACGAGTGGCGAGACCCTTGGGCAAGCCCAGGGCGTCGATGCGTGGCAGACCGTCTTCGGTCCAGTGGTCGTCATTCTTCGCGTCGAGCTTCAGCAGCGCGGCGCGAATTTCCATTTCAGCGGACATGTCGTCTCCTGTTAGATGCCGTCGACGTCCGTCGCGGCCTTCATGAACGGAGCGCCGTGCTTCTTCAGGAGGGCGTAGACCGCGTCAAGAGACGAGGCCTTGGTGAGGGTGTTGGTTCCCGTACCCGCCGCCCCAAAGGTCAGGGCCGCACCGTTTGGCTCAGCCGCCAGCTTGACGTTGTTCACGTCAACGACACCGACGACCCAATACAGTTTCGTCGAACTCATCAGCCCAGGCAAGGCCCCACCGGAGTTGGACGGGAGAAAAGGACCGTCCCCAACCTTCAGGCCGTGCGCTGCAGAGGTGATGTTCGCCGAGTTGAGAGTGGACGTGAAGACCTTGCCTGCACCGGTCCCGTTCAGGGCGGTCTGCAAGTCCTTGATGAACTTCTTCATGTCACCGCTGCGTCGGATGCGCGAGCGCTTGCGACGACGAAGGTGACGAGGGGAAACCTTTGATGCGACGGCCATGAGAGACCCTCCAGGTCAGAATGATGATAGGGGCCGGACCTTGCGATCCGGCCCCCAGAGACTTGGCACCGAGTGAAGCTTACGCTTCGCGGGTGATCAGGCGCGCGATCTTGATCATCTTGCGCTCGGGGAACACGCGCGACCAGCTCGCCGCGTTGGCGAAGTTGTTCGAGGTGGCAAGGTTGCTCGGGCCGCCGTTGGGCGGGGTGCCCGCGTACTTGTGGCCGACCGGGTGCAGCGACCACTCGACGCGGTTGTAGAGGATTTCCGCACCGCCACCGTTGCCGGCACCGGCCTCGCGCACGACCTCCGTCGGGACCTTCGGGGTGCCCACGCCCAGGCGGAAGGCGCCGGAGCCGAACAGCCACGTGTGGTAGACACCCGCAGCGGCGGTCACGCCGTCGTCGACGATCACCTCGCGGCCGAGGAAGGTCGGGATGTTGACCCGGCCTTCCGCATCCGGAATGAAGTCGATCAGGTTGTTCTTCTGCATCTTGTTGTAGACGACGGAGTGAACCATGACCATTCCGAGGCTGTCCTGGCTGTCACCCATGGTCAGGGCGGTGTCCAGGAAGGCTTCGGCCGAGAAGTCCGTGACGCCTGCGGTGAACGAGGCACCGGAGATGTCGTGGCTGAGGTCACCCTGCGTGTGGGTGTCGGAGCCGGACGGCGCCGCGTCGTTGTCGGCGAAGATGCCGGTCAGCACCGCGATGAACAGCGCCTGCATGCGGCGGGTCCAGTAGTAGCCGACGCGGGAGGCGATGGCTTCCATGGGGTCCTTGCCGGCAAGGACGGAGGTGAGGTCCGCGCTCGACCAGGAGTTGTTGCGGTTGACGCGAACCGCGACCTCGGTGGCCGAACCGATCTTCAGCGGATCGGGGTTGGCGGGACCGGCCGTCAGCACGTTGAACGGAGCGGTGTCGGTCGAGGTGCGCTCCTGGTCGTTGTCCAGGTCCTTGAACGACGGTGCGCTGAAGGTCAGGCCACCGCCAGCCAGGAGGCGGTCCAGCTCGTCGTCACGGGTGACGGCACCGGCCTGGATCAGCCGCGCCTTCTGCTCCGTGAGCTGCTGGGCGTAGGGCGTGAAGATCGCGGGAACGACGACGTCGGAAACCTGGGTAATGGGGCCTGCGGCCATGGTGTCAACTCCAGTTGAGCATTGTTGTTGCGGAGGTGGCGCAGCGTGTTCGGGAACCCATGTTCAACCGACGCCGCAAAGACTGAGACACCAGGCCCATGCCTACTCGTGTCTTATGATCAACGCATACGCGGTATCAGAAACGGGAACAAGCGGGATGGTGTCAATAATAAGAAAAGGGGTCTGCTACGGCAGACCCCTGTGAGGCACCTTGTGATCGGAGTTGGGCTTCCGGCCTTTGGACAGCCTCGGCTACTACCCTAGCCTCACTTCCCTGCCTTGGGACGCGGACCACCGATCGTCGTGCCGGCAGCTTCAGCGAGCTGCTTGGCGCGCGACGGGTTCTCGTTGTACATGCGACCCTGGGCTGTCATGTTCCAACCAGTGGCCGACCACGGGTTGTTGGCGAAGTCAGGGCCACCACCGCCGCCACCGGCTCCACCGCCCTTGGACGCGGGCCACCAATGCGGCTTCTTCTGCTGCATCTCGGTGAGCCAGACGTTGGCGGAAAGCCCAGGCGTGACACCCTGGATGCCGTCCTTGGTGACGACCTCGCCGCTCTCGGTGACCTCGAACACGCGCTCGGCGTACATCAGCACGTCGTCCACGGCACTGTCGATCACCTTCAGCTTGCTCGCCTCGCCGCGCACACCGTCGTGAATGGTGCGCGTGGTCTCGCGCTGCTGATACTGCTGGATGGTCTGCTGAGCTTCGGTCAGTTGTCCCTGCAGGGTCTGCGCCTGACGCTCGATCGGTGCCAGCTTGGAACGCATGCGGCCTTCGACGATCTCGTTCAGCTTTTCCTCGTTGATGTTCTTCGAGGACGCGATCGTTTCGAGCTCGGGGATGCGGTCGAGCATCGCCTGGATGTCTTCCGGCTTCTTGTCGCCGAAGAAGGCGCCCCACCGGGTCTTGAGCTCTGCGTGTGCCTTCTTCTCGCCTTCGAGTGAGCGCGTCACGCGCGACACGTCGGCATCGGTCTTGATGCCTTCGATCTTGGCGATGTGGAATTGGCCGCCTCGCTCTTCGTACAGGGGCCGGAAGGCCTCCGGCACTTCGTCGATGGTGGCATAGAGGGCTTTCAACGGGTCCATTCGTCACTTCTCCTTTTCCGAAACGCCCCATGGCATCCGGTGCGCCTCTGCCCAAGCAGGGTCGCGGGAAACCCGAACCTATCACAGCGGGAACGTGTCGACAAGCTTGGTAACGATCAGTTAACCATTGTGTCAAGGGCCGGTTGCGTCGGACCATCGGGTCGGTATGATGAGCCTATCAGAAACAGGAGAGCCACATGACCCTCGTCCAGATCGCCGCCAAGTCCTTCGTCACCGCCCCCGGCTTCCGCCGCGCCTTCCAGGTGGGCACCCTCGCCTCCTTCTGTGAAGGCCGCAGCGAGGCGCTCTCAGTGGCGCGCGAGCGCGCTGACCGGAACGGCCACGATATCGCCTGGACCGTTAACCCTGGCACCTGCCTCGTTGGAGACAAGGCCCTCGGCGCCCAGCTGCTGGCCAAGGAAGCCGAGCAGTTTGCTGGCGCCACCGTGGTGGCCGACGGCCAGCAGGTTGTGATCGAGGGCGAGACCTTCACGGTTAAGGTCATGGGCGAGCGCTTCGCTGACCCGATCCACTTCAAACTGGTTAAGTAACCAACCCCCGGCCCAGCCACCCAGGCTGGGCCACCCACCCCCACCGCCTAGGAGCCGCCCCTGTGATGAAGAGCCCTTACCTTGACCCGACTGAGATCGCCGAAATGCTCAACGCGCTCGACGCGCGCATGATTGCCGCGCGCCAGGAGCTGGCGAGCCGCCACAACCACCCCGGCAAGGAAGCCCCCACGTTCCACCTCGTCACTGAGGCGGACGGTGGCATCAACAAGACCGCTGCCATGGTGATCGTTAAGACGGGTGACACGTTTTCGCTCCACGTCACGGCGCCCGACCGTGGCTACGCCTTCGACACCTACCTCCGTGCCAAGCGCGCGGCCACCCGCTGGAACAAGGCCCTGGACGTGCACCAGAAGCGCGCGGGTTGCACTGTGTTTCCTTGCTCGCGCACCCAGTACCTGGAGTACTGCCTGGACCACGGCGCCGAGCTCCGGCCGCTCCTGGTGAGGGCGCTGGAGCGCAGCAAGGTGCTGGGCAAATCGGGGAATTAACCAGCCGTTAACCAACCTTGACAGGACCGTTTGCGCCCTGTCAAGGATGGCTCGATACTCTGGCTCACAGAAACAGGAGAGCCCCTATGCCCATTACCCGCACCGGAATTGAAGCCGCCCTTCGCGCCAAGGGTTTCCGCCCCTACGCCGAGCACGTGGCCGAGAGCACCATGGACGCCAGCGAGGCGGTCGGCCTGGAAAACTGCTGGATCGATAGCTACGGCGACTGGGTGGTGCGCCTGGGCGACAACCACTACGAGTTGGTGCTGGACGGGGACGACGAGGTGGTTAAGAGCGGCGATTTCGCCGCGCTCGCCTCCTCGCTCGCTGAATACGAGGAGGAGTAACCAGCCGTTAACCAACCCTGACAGAGGGCGGTTGTCTTCTGTCAGGGGCCGTCCGATACTCCGACCAGAAACAATGGAGCCCTCTCATGACGTCCTTCGCTAACTACCGGAACCTCGCTCGCCGCGCTCAGTCCTCCCGTGACGAGGCTGGCGAGCTCGCCATGCTCCTGAAGGCGCTCACCTTCGACACGAGCGAGTGCAGCGCCGACACGCTGGCCGACGTCCACGCGCGCATCAAGCGCCTGAACCCATGCAGCGCCACCTACGTGGAGATGACCTGCATAGGTGACCACGCTGACTTCGTGGTCTACTACGACGAGCGCATTGCGACGCTGGTCGAGCGCGGCCCCAGCGCGTGCTCCTGGATGGTGCCAGGCAGCTGGGAAGGCCGCGACGCATTCGGCCGCAAGACGGCCATCACCGGCTACCCACAGGAGGCCTGAGCCATGGCTACACGCACAGAGAAGTACCCACACCTGAAGAAGGCCTGGGATGCCTACGGGCACTCCGTCACCTGGGACGAGCTCTTCGAGGTGAAGTTTTACGGCTACTACGCCGCGCTCTCTTGGAAAGAGGCGGACGGCAGCATCAACTACGCTGACATGGCGTCGGGCGATGGCATCAATTGGGAGATGCAGAACGACAGCCACGACAGCATGCCGCTGGCAACGTGGAAGCGCGGCAAGCGCGTGCCGGAATGCGACTGGATGAAGTTTCCGGGCGAGGAGGAGGCCTGAGCCTCCTCCAGTCCTGGGTCAGGTCTGAAGCGCCGCGTTGATCTGCGCCGTGGACTGAGTGACCGTGTCGACGATCGCCTGCGCCGACACCGCAATGCTGTCGATCGAGTTCTGCTCGCCGACGTCGGTGTGTGCCACGATCAGCGCCTGGATGGCGGTGTTCTGCGCCTGCAGCGCGCTGGCGAGGTTGGTGAGGACGGTGGTGAGGTTGTTGAGGTTGAGAGCCATTAGCAAGAGCCTTTCGTCGAGGCGCCGTCGTCGAGCTAACCACATGGGTGCCTCTTGGGGTTGAGGGAACAGCTTCCCATACGCCCAGGTAGACGCTGGGGAAACAAGGAACCACCGCGCGACCAGGGTCGACCGCGTGGAAGTTTAGACCCGTAACCTAGGAGACACTTGAGATGCCAAGAGGTGTGTATAAGCGGAGCAAGAAGCGAGCCATGAAGGTCGGGGTGGAGCGCTCGTTGCTCCAGATCGACAAGCCCGGCCTGAGCTTGCCTGTGCTGCCACCAGGGTGGAGCACCCAGCACGACATGCGAGCCGAGGAGCAGACC